GTTGGTAACGCAGCACCTGTGGTCCGACGAGCTTACGACAGCATCCAAGAACTCGCAAGCCTCAGCGATGGCGACATCCGAAACCTCGGACTCGACCCAGCCGAAGTCGCCAAGCTCAAGCAATCCCTCGGAGGCGTCCAATTCAGCAAGCGTGCAGGATCTCCAGAACCTATCGGAAGATCCAGCATTGGGCGCGATAAGGGCGATGCAGTCAAGGTCGAAGGCGCCATCCACTACGGACGAAGCGCAGGGCTAAGCGCACTGTCTGGAACCAGCTTTGGTTCTGGCATCAAGGGCGCTGAGCAAGCGCGTCTGTCCGAGGCGGGAGTTGACCCGCGCATCAAGCGCCGCGTCTACTTCTACCTCCCCATGGCCGGCGGCATTCCTCAACCAGAGATTGGCTTGGGCACGAATGTCTACACCGCAAACCTAAGCAATCTGTATGACCCATCTATTGGGACGCTGAAGCTTTCTGCTGAACCTAACGCGTTCGAGTCTGGCGTTCTTGATGCTGGCTTCCGCGGCTACATCAATCGCGCCCAAGGCACAGCCGTGGTGCTCAACTCTGATGTGCCAGTCAAGGCTGTGGGCAAGTCGTCAGAGCAGACAATGGTGCAGCGCAAGCCGCAGATGGTTGCTCAAAAAATAAGCACACGTGTCGAGGGTCAAGAGCGAGTTCGCAAGCCAACCAATGAAGAGATGATTGGCATCGTCAAGGCTCGCCCAGAGTTGGCCAAGGTGGCGCCTTCATTCCGCTTGGAGTTTGGTTCTGCTCGAGTCAACTTCGATGAGGCGGCTGCGGCTGACGAGGCGTTGGCCAAGGCAGGGTCGACGTTCCGATTCAATGAGGACACCGATGGCCAAGTCGAGGTGGACTTACAGTTCAGTCGTCGCACGAAGCCAGCCCCAAAGAAGACGGTCATTGCGTACAAGCTATTCCGCGTGGAGAAGGATCGACCAAGCGAGTTGTTCCCCTTGTTCGTCCCTGTGTGGGGCGACGATGGTCCACAGAAATTCAGCGCCCGAGACCCACGTCGCCATGGTGAGGGCTTGCCAATTGGTGAGTGGTATGACGCAGAGGTGGGTGAGAACGCGCCGTCCACAAAGACTGGCAAGCCGCAGGTGAAGTCGAAGCTGGGCGGGCTGGCGTTCCGTCCGGGCTGGCACGCAGGCGATCTCCCCATCGCCACTCACATCGGCTCTAAGTCAGACCCCTCGTTGAACGCGCCAGACCTACGCTCACCCAACCAAGTGTGGGCCGAGGTCGATATGCCAGACGATGTTGATTGGCAAACCGAAGCCGAGAAGCGCGGCGTCAACGCCAAGGGTAAGTTCATTGCGAAAGAGGCGCACATCACCGACCAACTCCCAGAGGATGGCTTCTATCGCTACAAGACCAACTCCAACATGACTGGCAGTTGGTTGATTGGCGGCTCGATGAAAGTCAATCGCATCCTGTCTGACGAAGAGGTAAAGGCAATCAATGACGCTGCTGGTACAGCAGACTTGCCACGCGGTGAGAAGTTCGACGCCAAGAAGTATGGCTTCGAAGGTGTCATGAAGAGCAGTCGCTCTATCGGCGACGCCCTTCAAGAGCGCATCAATGCGGACATTGAGCAGGTCATTGGCGAGTACGAGAACCTCGAAGGCACAGACGACGGTCGCATCTTGGATACCGACATGGTGCGCGAGCTGTCGCCTGAGTATCGTGCTGATCGCTCGCTCGCGGCCGAGGTGCACGAGGCTTCCAGCTTCTTGACGCAGGCGATGTTCGACAGTCGAATCGCAAGCAACGACGCTGGCGTCGTTGCTTTCATGGCTGGCGGTGGCGGTGCTGGCAAGTCTACAGCCAACGAGTTGGTAGGCAACATGCTTAACAAAGCTCACACCGTTTTGGACGGGACACTTTCCAGCTACGACAAGGCCAAGCGTAATGTGGAGGCGGCGCTCAAGGCTGGTAACAAAGTGCGCATTGTCTATGTCTATCGAGAGCCTGTTGAAGCTATGCGTAATGGCGTGCTTACCCGCGCAGAGCGCATGGGTCGCACCGTTACCATTGACGCATTGGTCAAGGGTCACGCTGGCTCAAGCTCTGCTGTAAGAAAACTACAAGAAGAGTTCGGTGACAACCCAATGTTTAAGTTGATCGTGGTCGACAACTCACGTGGACAAGGTAATGCAAAGATTGCAAACCTGAGAGACATCACACCTGTGATACAATCAGGACTGAAAGAGAGGTTACAAAATGCGACAGAAAGTGAATTTCAAAAAGGACGAATTGGGGAGGCCGTATATCGAGCCACAACCGCCTCGTATCCTGACGCCCGAGGAAGTGATCAAGCGGGACTTGGTGGCGAAGCAGTTCGACGAGGAGTTCAAGGCGGCGTTCAAGGACGGGCTGGATCTGAGCAACTACAACTCTCGTTGACCAAGTTGTTCACTGACCTTCGCGGTGCTCGTGGCCTGAAGCTTGCGCGCGTGCAGGAGCAGGTGGAAAATAACCAGCTCAGCGCGGAAATCAAAAACGTCGAAGAGAACTTCTACGACATCGTTGGCCAACTCGAAGAAGACGGCCTCATCAAAATCAATTGCAAGTAAGGAATCAAAATGGCAACCCGTAATTTTCTCAAGTCTGAAACTCAAGCTATTCTTGACAAGGCTGTGCATGCGGAGCTGTTCGCATCCAACCTATACAAGCACCTATCGAATCACATGCAGCGCATGGGTTTCTTCGGTGCGCAAAAGTTCTTTGCTGGCGAGAGTGCTGATGAGCTGACTCACTATCAGAAATTGGCCGACTACATGAATGACCGCGGCTCTGTTGCAAACATTCCAATGATCGAAGCCATGCGCGACAAGCCGTCTGGCTTGATGGACGCTATCGAAGTTGCGTTCGACACTGAGGTCGAGCTGATGGAAAACTACTCCACTTGGTACGACGAGTGCAAGTGCTCGATCACCAAGCAATTTCTCCTCCAGTTCCTAGAGACCCAACGCAAGAGCGTTGGCGAGTATGGCGACTTGCTTGCACGCCTAGAGCTGATCGGCGACGACAAGTGCGGCCTCATCATCATTGATCAAGAGTTGAGCGCTTAATGAGCTGCACCTACAAGTTCAACACCAAGGACGGGGAGCAGACCATCGTCGGCATGGCCGAGATGAAGGCTTTCCTCGTGTTGAATGGTGTCGACTCCATCATTGGTAAGGTCGACATTCAGATGAGCAAGCGCACGCTTGACTTGTCTGAAGATGCCAAGGCGCAACAAGACTACTTGCAGCAGCGTGCCGAGGCAGCTGGTTACAAAACCATCGACGAGTTTGTGGACAACGACTACAACGGATTCGTCGAGGCTGCTTCTGATTGGCGCTACGAACACCCAGCCGACATGATGTTGGCCAAGCGCAAGGGTGGTGCGACCGCACCTACACCGCCCGCAAACAAGGCCACCAATGGATGGCTTTTGGCGCGTGATGAGTTGGGCAACTTTCGTTTCGGCGCTGGCGCCAAGGCGTATCGCGCCGTGGCAGATGTGGCCAACGTGGTGTTGGAGAAAGTCAAACTAAAGCCGATCAGTCAAGACCTATCTCGCGCGCTGCGCAAGATGAAGGTGGAGATCGAGCGCGCTCAAAACCTCACCGTCGAGGTGGCTGGCAAGATGAAAGATCTGTCAGACCAAGAACGTCAAATGATCAGCGACGTGATCGAGGGCGAACTCAAGCGTGGCGCCAAGCCACCGAAGCACATCCTCGAGTTGGCTGCATCCATGCAGTCGATCATGTCGGAGCAGTCAGCTGAGCTTGTCCGCTTGGGTATGCTGAGCGAAGACGCCGCTGGTCGATGGGACGGCAAGTACCTACCACGCTTCTATGAGTCAAAGCTCAAGGACGAAACCAAGGCGTGGATGAAAGCCGTCAAGGGATTGCTTGGCCGCAAGAAAACCATGCAGGGTATCAGCGGCTCCAGCCTCAAGGCTCGCGGCATCTTTAGAAACGTGCCTGTCGCAGATCAGCAGGATTGGATTGATCAAGGGTGGGAAGTTCGCGACGACGACTTCGATGCGCAGAACGACACCGAGATCACCATGTGGCGAGACTACACCCGCAACGAGCGTGACGACATGGGCGAGATCCGTGACGCCATGTTCCGCTTCGTGATGGGCTACAACAAGAGCCAGCGCGACATCGCACTTGGCCGCTTGTATGAGAACCTCGCCAACACCGTGGCTGTCAAGCGCGAGCAAGATGGCTACGTGCAGGTGCCCAACAGCACGGTCGATGGAACCAAGGCCAAGACCTATGGCAAGTTGGCCAACAAGTGGGTGCCCGCCGAAGTGATGGACCACCTCGTGGCCTTTGACTCATCCATGCAGAGCGATCTGATGAAGATCTACCTCAAGGGTTTGAGCATGTGGAAAGAGGGCAAGACCGTTCTCAACCCAGTCTCGCACGCCAACAACGTGTTGTCCAACTTGACCATGGCTCACTTCGCTGGCGTGTCATATTGGGACGCTGGCAAGTACATTGGCGCGATCCGTGACTTGGTCAAGGGCGACCCCATGATTGAGGAGGCCAAGGGCGTTGGCTTGTTTGGCGGCACGTTCAATCGTGCTGACTTGCTCAACGATATGCCAGACCAACTCAAGGTATTGGCCTCGGCCAGCGAATCGAAGGCGGCTCAAGGTGTCGAGGCTGTGTGGAACGCTCTGTCGTTTTGGCTGCGTAAACCTGCAGGAAAAGCCTACGAGGCAGAGGATTTGTTCTTTCGATACCTGATATACCGCGAGGCTCGTCAGCGCGGCCTAGGCCCCGATGATGCGGTCGACTATGCCCAAAAGTACATCTTCACCTATGACGACTTGCCAAGCGGTGCGCGCAAGCTGCGCGACTATGCGCTGCCGTTTTTCAGCTACACCTACAAGGTGGTCCCCACCCTAGCTCAAACAGCACTCGAGCAGCCATGGCGCTACGCCGCCCCAGCCGCTGCGCTGTACACCGTCAACGCGATGATGTACGCCATGGCCGCAAGCCTTGGTGGCGGTGAAGACGAAGATTGGTGGGAGGTTGTTCGACGTTACGTGACGGACCCTGAGTTCCGCGAACGTGCGCGTGAGTTGGAGAAAGACCAACGCAAGAACTTACCACCATGGATGAAGGGCGCGAGCGCAACGTTGGGCACACCCAAAGCGATCCGCATGGGCATGGATGACGTTACTAACCTTCCGTTGTTTTTGGATGTGAGCCGAGTGTTCCCCGGAGGCGACCTGCTCGACGCCCACTCCAACGCTGGTGGCATTCCGTTGCTCCAACCACTTACACCAAGCAGCCCCATCTTGAACATGGTCGGCGCCATGCTGTGGAACAAGGACCCCTTCTACGGCAAAGACATCGTCGAAAAGAACGACACCAGCGCCGAGGCTGCTGCCAAGCGTGGGAAGTGGATGTGGCAACAGTTCACCCCTGCTGTGGCTGTCGGCAACTACCATTGGGATCGTGCCCTTAACGTGATTGCAAACCAAGTTGGCGAACCGGTGCTTGGCTATACAGGTGTTGGCAAGGACGGCCTACCAGTGCAAACTAAATACGCTATTGCACAGACGCTTGGCATCAAGATCAGGCCAGTCGACCTCGACTTGTCTGAGAAGTTTGAGGCAGCAGATCGTCGCAAGTTGATCCAAGGTTTGGAGGCTGAGGTCAAGCGAGTCAATAGGCTAGAGAACAAGGGTGCAATGACGCCTGAGAATGCGGCCAAAGAACGCGACTACCAAAAGCTAAAGATCCAACGATTGAAAGAGGGTCTCGACATCGAGGGTAACCCGATAGACGAATAAAAAAGGGAGCCTCGGCTCCCTTTTTTTAGATGTCTAGCTTGTCCGCTATCCAATCAAGTAGTCGCACCGCCCAATACTCGTAGCACAGAACGATCACCATGCTGATGAAGAAGCAGAGCACGTGGTACAGGGGGTCTGGTGACTTGTTGACAAGCCAATCAAACGTGGACCACATGATGCCAACACCAACAAAGAACATGACGAAGACAACGTAGATACCAACGCTCCACTTCGTCAGCATGAACTTTGTTTTCTTGGTCATACGAAGTCCGACAAGTCAGGCGCTGTCCAACCTTCAGGCTTACCGATCTTGCCACCGTCAAGGATGATTGGCTCACCGTCAACAAGCTTCGCTTCATTGGAGGCTAATACAGCTTGGTCAGCCATGGGTTTGTTAAAGCAAAGCAGGTGGGCCACGCCGTTGCCTGTGACTTCACGATCGCACAATGCGTCGAGCGCATTCACGCGATCACCTTCGCCGATCGTGGCGGTATCAGCGCCAGACTTCAGCGCCTTGGCTACACGAGTCAGACCACGAATGGCTTCTTGCAGCATTGTCCAATTGCCATCGTCGCCAAGCATCAAGCACTCGAGGAACTCGACTTGCTCTTCGATGTCGCATCCAATTTGCAGAGACGCTGTCTCTGCTGATGGCACTTTGCCGCAGGCTGTCAACCAATCCGCTGTGCGGTAAAAATTATTTTCCATTCGTCTCTCCTTCGGGGTTAGTTAATTGACCCATCATTGATGCGGTCATGTTTACCATGGTTACTGCCATGTTGTGTGCGCCGCTGAGGGGGTTGCCACCCTCCTCACCGAACTCAATTTCAATCTTTACTGTGCCGTCTTCTTGGTCTTCAAGAATTACTATTGCTTTGCTCATGCCTCACCGCCTTCCGCGTCTTCTGCTTTTTTACGCTGCCATTTAGGCAGCACTGGGTACATCTTGCCATCGTGATCGATGAGCATCGGCTCATCCAACTCGTCGCGACGCACGACCTTGCAGTCGTGAATCAAGTCAGGCTCCATGCCCTCGTCGGCGCCCAACTCTAGGCGCAGCTCCTCCAACCACCAATGCGGAGCAGCAATGATTGGCAGCGGTGTCTCACACCACTTGTCTGGCTCGATCTGTTCTTTCAAGATCTGTAGGGCAGCACCTACGTTGAACACTGCGTGGGCGTTACTCATTCGACGATCACCCAATCTTCAGACAGACAATCGTTCACACTTGGAACCCAAGTGCTAACTGTGTCGTCAGTATTTTTGATGGACATGTATGCGTTGTATGGGACTGGGCCATTGAAATATTCTTTGGCTGCAATTGTTGTCGCCGCGTAGCTCGATGCTGGCACGTAGTAAACAAACATGCCTTTGCCATTCCAACCTTGGCGTGCGATCTTCAAGCCAGACTTCATAGCTTCAAGCGCGAGACCAAACGTCAATGCGCCGTTCTCTTTGTAAGCTTTTTCGAACTGCTCTTTCGGTGACCAGCTAACGTAGCCCTCGAACTTGTCTGTGTTTGGCTTGCCGCCGTCAAGGTATTCGACAAGGTAACCCTCGTCCATTCCGTCCTCATCTTCTGGCAATGTCCAGCCACGGAAGTCGTTGTACTTCTGGCGATTCATTGGCTCAGAGTTGATGATCTTTGTGCCGATATAGCGTTGCATCTTCGTTCTCCAGTTGGTTGAAAATTATTTACCGTCACGCTCGTAGATCGCACCACGAATGTAGTTGCACGCATCCAAGAGTTCTTCGTAAAGGTCCTGCATCATATCACGTCCGTTATGTGGTTGAAGCGGTGTGCCGTAGCGTTGTTGGCCAAGTAGCTTGCGAGCGAGCATGTCCTGCATGACGAGGTCTTGGATCGCTGGCTTGTTGTTTGGCGTCGGTGGAGATTGGTCACCTTTGCGTTGTAATTTTTCCATTTGTTTTCTCCGTGGTTAAAAAGGAATTTCATCAAAAGACCACTCGTCGCATCCGACTTGCTGCACCTCTGGTGGTGGTGCTGCATTGAATTGCGTGCACTGACCCTGCTGAAAATTTAAGCAGTCCTTGCACGACTTCATTTTCAATAAGCCCTGCCAATACTCCATCTCGCGACGCGCAATGTTGATCTTGACTTGTATCTCAAATGGTTTCATTGTGGTGTCCAATCGTAGGAAAGAATTGATGCGTACTTCTCTTTGCTCACAGTCAGCGCCGTGGGCTTGCGCAGAATTGCCTCGCTGTAGTTGAGCCATTCAATGGCGTCACCAGTGCTTGGCGGGATCGCGTCGATGGTTGCGCGCTGACGCCACCATGACTCAGCCTTCTTGCGAGGAAAACCTTGGTGGGATAGGCACACCCACTCGCTGGCCACTCGCATGACGCCGCTGTAATACTCGACGCGCAGACTGTCTGGCTTGTCCTCTTTTTGATGCAGCTTGTAGGAGACGCGGTCCACAGGCACGACCTTGAACATGGTCTCCTTCTGTGAGCTGAGCACTGGAGCTGAGCTGGCCTCTGATCCATGAGTGATTCGTTCTGGTGGAGGGAACACGTGGCCACAACCTTCGACGCACTCAACTGCGCTGGCTGGGTTTGGGTTGCCGCACTTTGGGCAGATCTTGGTGGGGGCCACACCCTTCTTACCACCGCTGGGCACGCGCCCCTTGATCTCATCGACTGGTCCAAGGGTGACAATAGTGTCGGTGAAGTCTGCGATCAGAGCATCTGTCTTGCCGTCAGCTGTGCGCAAGGCACGACCCAAGATCTGAACGTAGAGCACAGGCGACTTGGTGGCGCGCAATAGGACCAAGAAGTCAATGTCGCGCACGTTGAAACCAGTTGTCAAAACTGACACGTTCACCAAGCAGCGAAGCTCGCCGCGACGATATGCCGCTATGGCCCCGTCACGCTGCGCAGAAGGCGTGTCACCAGTTACTACTGCCGAAGGTATTCCGCGATCAATTAAGGCTGCGCAAACGTGCTCTGCGTGGGCCACGTTGACTGCAAAGACCAACCACTTCTTGCGAGGCGCACCCATGACCACGATCTCGTCGGCCGCGGCCTGCACCAACTCGTCCTTGTCGGTGAGCTTGGCCAAGTCTTGGAGGTTGTAGTCGCCCGCCACAGTTCGTGCTGCGCTGACATCGATGTGGGTCTTGGTCTCAATGGTAGTGAGCGGTGACAAGAAGCCAAGGTCCAACAGCTCGCGGATCGTCACGCGGGTGCACACGTTGGTGAACAGCGGCTCCTCACCGCAGGTCAGCCAAGCACCGTTGCCACGGAAGGGTGTACCCGTCAGGCCAACAACGCGGGCAGGGCTGCCGTACTTGCGCAGGTCATTGATCAGGCTGCGCCACATGCCCGTGTCTTTGGGGTTGATGCCGTGGCACTCGTCTGCCAAGATGAGGTCGATACGACCCATTACGTGGGCCTGCCTATAGATCGATCCGATCGTGGCGTAGGTCAGGTCGTAGCCAAGCTGTTTGCTTTTCACGGCCGCAGAGTAAACCCCAGCGCGAGCCTCTGGCCACACTGAGTACAGCTCCTCCACGTTCTGAACGAGCAGCTCTTTGCTTGGCACGATCACCAAGATGCGCGTGCCCGCGTACTCGGTCATGGCGCGCTGCGCAATCATGGCAATCATCATCGACTTGCCCGCACCCACGCAGGCTTCGACAATCGGGTTGCCCTCTGGGTGCTTGTGAAAGAACGACCACAGATCCTCGACCACCCGTGATTGGTATGGGCGTGGTATCAGCATTACTTCACCACCGTTCCGCTCACGCCTTGGGCCTGTAGGTCAAGCTTCAACTTGGCCACGTCACCAAGCATGATCTTGTTTTCCAAGTCACGGATCTCTTGCGAGTCGAGTGATGTAAGGCGCTCGCCGTTGGTAAATGTCTGGCCAGTGGCCTTGGTTGTATATACAACGTCACCGTCAACAAAGTCGGTCATGGTGGCGAAGTTGTCCAACAAGATTGGGATGTAGCGATGGTTGGTGCAGCCCTCACGTTGGACCTCGATCGTGAGATCAAACTTGTGGTGCGCGCAGGACCAACGTGCATCACCGTCAAGCTCAGCAGTTGAGTGTGCGCACGTGCGACAGTTGACAGCAGGCGCCATCTCGCCGTGGCAGTGAGAGTGGAAGTCGCACATCTTGCAGGTGAACCAGCTCGGGTCGTTGTTGATCTTGAGTGGTGGCTCATTCGAGAACACAACGCGCTCAGCTCGAGCCTTCAGCTTGGCGAACTCATTCACATCGAAGTCGACGCGCTCGCTGTACAGCTCGTCGGTGTTCTTGTTGACGGCCAAGTAGAACGCGCGCTCCAAGCCAGTGAGGCCCATGTAGATTTGCATCTGTGCGTAGTGCTCTGGCTTTGCGCCTTGGACTTTTTTCTTTACCAACTCGGTAAAGCTTTTCTCGCCATGGGTTTTGTACTCGAGTACGTGCCAAGTCTTAGGCGCCTCTGGGAAGCCCACACCTGCACCGTCCATGCTGCCACCGAAGTGGTTGCCCAAAGCTTTCACGCGCCATTGGCTGCCGTCTGGGGTGACATCGTGAACCTCGATGCCAACGCGTCGTAGGTTTGCAGTG